ACGTGGCGGAAATAAAGAATATCGGATTCTACCAGGGGGCGCTCAATTTAAAATTAATCCCGATGGAAGCATCGCTGTAAACACTAATGCCGTGGGAGAAGCCGCAAGAAAAACGTTTACTGATTTTGCCAATAGATACAACAAGAGCGACGGAACTGATTTCAAATCAATTGCAACTGCTTTAAACAACCTGGGCGGAACGGAAGCAAGTATCTTAAGCAACACTGGCGTAACGCAAAATCTTGTTAATGCCTATTACGGAAAAGTTTCCAAATGGGACCCCACAAGTAATAAAGCATATCAACCGCCAATGGGTGCGTTTGATCCCGCGTATTACATGACAACTGGTCAAGGACAAGAAGCGTTTAATAAATGGAATGAAGCGCTTAATGGCAATATTAACATTGGCGGACAGCTATACGAAGATGTTTCATTAGTTGGGAGGTATGACCAAGATACTTTTTTACAGTACAACTATGCAGTTGTAAACGGTAAAACTGAACGGGGTAATGCAGTTACCAAAGCTGAACAAGCTGAAGGATACAAAGAAACCCCAATGACTGATGCGCAGTATCAACTGTATCGCGATCAGGTCATGGGCCTTGGCTCTTACAGTAATTTAAAAGAATGGGAAGCTGCACAGGATCCTGAGGTTTTGAGGCAATGGATTTCTTCGTTGTCTCCAGCAGATGCTGCAGATCGTGCAAGTGGCTATTTAGCAATTCCTTCTATTACACAACTGCCAGAAGATATTCGGTCCCAAGTCAAAATGTCACGAGGAGATACGATACTCGAAGGTAAATTGAGTAAAGTACTTGGGCCAAAAGAACAAGAAGCAGCAGACAAATTTAGATCTTTAACCGTTGATACATTTAATGAGACGTTAAAAGAATACAAGAAGCAACGTGCCAAGGAGCAACAGTTTGATTTTTATAGTGGTTTGCCAGGTTTTAGTGAAATCTTTAACATGAACCAAGAGCTCTCTAATTCGCTCTTGGGAGACACAGGCGTAGGCGGTATTCTTTCTTTAGGAGGACAAAACCAAGAAAAAGCAGAAGAGAGTTTAGAGAAACAATTCTCTGCTGTTACTGGAATTCCTTCCAGGTCAAATACAATTTACAACTGGCAAAAATGGTTTGATGAAACCTTGACAAAACGATACGAAGAAGGCGCTACTTTTTCGGACTGGCAAGATGCTTCTAAACAATATGTAGCAGACAAGGAATTTGCAGACGACTATGTTAAACGCTATTTAACCCCACGGTTTAACGCATCTCGTTCCATGTCAGAGTTTATGAGCTACATGGATGTAACACAAGGAGAAGAAAACATTTTTCAAACACAAAGCGCATTAAGTTCTTTGAAAAACCTGGCAGATCTTCGTGCTCAACAATGGTTAAACACCGTTAAATCATCTGGAGATTCTGGTTTTGATTCTGAATTTTATTTTAATCCTTCAGGAGGAGATGTAAGTATTGAAAAGCATACTGCACAAGCAGCAAAAGTAAATGAAGATTGGGAAACAGCAAAAAAGAATGGTGAACAGGTCGTGCCAGGGAGCAATCCTCCAGCCACCTGGAACCAGTTAGCATACTTATATGGTTATAACGTGAATGATAAATCACAATTTGCAAAGCTACATTACCAAGTATATGGAATGCACCAAGGTTTTGACCCAGCGCGTGATAAGTTATCATTAGATGCGGCACAGTCATTTATTGACGACAGCATTCTTCCGGCTATTGCAAATGAAAAAGTAAATTTAGGTAGCGCGTCATTTTTAAACTTTGTTACGCCTAAAGAGTATGCGGACAAAATGCTAGAGGGAATTGACCCAACAAAAAACAAGGCCGAATGGGAAAAGGTACTTGAGTCCATGGGTCTTTCTGGCAAAGAAATGGGAATTGAAGAAGTCAAGGAGTATATTCAGGAAGCATTCCAAACGGGAGAAGCAACAAAGATACGTGAGGCAATTAAATATCTAAACGAGAAGAAAGAAAAAGTAACACAAGAAAAACTTGGCGTAGACTATATTGAACGTCTTGAAGACACTGCGGCGCGTACTAACCCAAATGAAACTGAACTCTATAACGTGTTCAAAAACGCGGGGTTTTCTGGAACAGAGGATGATTTTTACAAAGAATTTATGCCGGATGTAAACCGAGAAGACATGGAACTTTTAACACAAGCTGGTAAAGGGTTTAAAGAAGGTAGTGTGTTTAGTAAATTAAGTAACAGCGATCCATTCGAAGCTCTTGGAGCAATTGAAACGTTGTCTGCCGATGAGAAAGCACCTAAAGAAACTAAAAAGAAAACAAGCTCTTCTTCAGAAGATAAGTCTTATTTCAGTTTGTATGACGACGATGATACCGAAGATACAGTAACTGCAAAATCAAAGTCAGGCCAAGGTTTTCTTGGCAGTTTTACCAGTGCCTTTAAAGGCCTGACACCTAAGTACTAATCATGAGTAAGCACAAAAAAGCAGCTAGTGCCGCCAAGATCCACAAGGATTCCATGGAATGCAACAAGCCAAGAAAAACTCCTGGTCATGCAACTAAGTCACACGTTGTCAAAGCATGTGAAGGAGGCGAGGAAAAAATCATTAGGTTTGGTCAACAAGGCGTAGAAGGCGCTGGTAAAAACCCAACAACAGCAAAGGATAAAGCACGTAAGAAATCTTATTACGCCAGACATAATGCCCAGGATTCCAACCCTGACAAGATGTCAGCAAGGTACTGGTCGCATAAAACGAAATGGTAAAGATCGGCTAAGATAAACGCGTTGAGTTTTTACCGCTATGGCAAAGCCCAAGTCCACCGCAATCCTGATTGAGTCCAAGCCTAAGAAGACTTGTCAAGGCGACGGCAAACATTCACGTCCTAGCCACGGACGTAAATTGTCTCGCGGCCAAGGCAAGTAAAAATTATGTATACTTGGGGGTAACACTTGTTACCCCTATGGATAATTACAAGCAAGCGATTGATTTAATTTGTCGTTACGAAGGTTTCAATGAACTTGCTTATCCAGATCCTCAAACAGGCGCAGAGCCATACACGATTGGATTTGGTACACAGTATTATCCTGACGGCAGTGTTGTAAAGAAAACCCAGTGCTGCACACAACGCAAAGCCCTGGAGTATCTTGTCGATGAACTCACCGTTCTAAACACCGAACTTCTGAAGTTGAACCTAGGCTTGGACGAGTGCATGCACCAAGCATTACTTTCGTTCTGTCATTCGGTTGGTTGGGAAAGTTTTCTGTACAGCTCCATTATTGACTGTCTTGAAGTCGATGACTACGTTGGCGTAACAGAAGAAATTGCACGGTGGGTCTTTGATGCAGATCACCAAGTCATCGGTGGCCTCCTGGAACGACGCAGAGAAGAGATCAACCTATTCCTTGCCGAGGTTGAAGCCAAACCTTGGGTTGCCACAGACGTACTGCTGCGTGCGTTCAGAAGCTATGGTGCAAAGCCCCATGAGACGGAAGCAATCCGAACCTTGGAAGCGACAATCAATCCCTATGCGCTTGCAGAATTTGCTAACCGTTTCAAGCTTGACGACGCCTCTGCCTTTTCAAGTGACTAGCGTCCTAGAATAAATGCAGTACTCAGGCTTTCCATGGAGAACGAATCCACACGTAAAGAGTTTGAATTACCTTTAGAACTTCAGTTTGCCATGCGTAAAGCTGAGCTGCAAACAGAGGAGATGTGTTGGGAAGAACTGCAGGCGGCACTGTTAAACCTGTATTTCCAACGGATGATGGAATGGGCAGCCGTTAAAGAAATCATGTGTTCTGAAGGGATTGATATCGAGTGGGATCTGCCTAGTGAGTTGGAACTTAGTGAACTCGCCCTGGCTTGTATGCAGGACGAGTCAGACGATGACGACGATTTACACTACGCTCATCCTTTTTGACTTTCGTCTAGTTGAATAAGACGATCCAGGTACCACCTTGCCTTTTTTAGTGACTCTGTCTCGCCTTTATGGCGCTCACGCCACACGTACTTTTGGATATTCCCTTTTAGGTATCCGCGATACTCTTCGTTGGTTAGGGATGACTCGATTGCTTCAATGCATTCAACCCCGCCGCCATCGGTGTAATGCGAAGGATGATTAACTACATCCTCTTTAATTACAGGAGATTTCTCAAGCGTAGCCCAGGGAACTGGACAAACGCCATCTACGCACCCATTGGTTTCGTCAACAGGGGAAAACATGTCCATTGTAAAAATGCCGACTGAGACAGCCTAGCAGGTTTAACGCATTAAGCCTTTGCGTTTGGCGGAAAGCAAAAGTTCCATCTCGTCTGGATCACCGTCAATATTACCAAGGACGCCAGGGGGTTTGGGGTTTGCACCATATAATTCCATACCTTCTTCCATGGAAGGAATGTAACCCGTCAAGCCTGGACGTTGACCATACAAACCTTGACCTTCAATATTAAGTGGGTTGCGCTGCATGCCATCCATGGGAGCAACTAAGCCCGTGTTATACATATCTTGGAGAGGTACGTCGTTGGTTTCAGTATCGAGGGGTGCACCAAAATCCTCAAAACCAATA